CCGAGACAGCCTTACGAGCACGGCCCTCTTTTTCATACCGCGTATAAAGGGCATTAAACTCGTTTCCATATACATCTGACAAACCTGGTGCCTCGTGTGGGCAAAAGAGGCTCCATTGAGCATCATCCTCTACACGCTGCATAAAGAGATCTGAAATCCAGAGGGCATAAAAGAGATCGCGAGCACGCTCTTCTGTTTCACCAGTATTTAACTTAAGTTTCAAGAAATCTTCAATATCAGCATGCCAGGGCTCTAAATAGATAGCAAAGGATCCATTTCTCTTTCCACCCCCATTGTGAGCAACACCCAAATGGGCAACAGTGTAATCATGAGGCCCATCAATTTCAAAATCGTGAACTATTCCACTATACTCTGTTTCAGTAATTTCCTCAATGCGTGAATATAAGTTGGTTCCATGTTTTAGATATGTATAGAATTCACCAGTTGGTGCGTTAGGAAACATTTCAAGGACCTCTGGAATTCTAGGAACTCGAAGAACAGCAGTGGGTAGATTTGTAACAATACCTCTTGTTGAGACACCAACATGATCTCTCTCATATCCGGATGAAAGGGCACCAAGCCTTAGAAGCATATATCGTAGATCCTCGATAAGTGGGTGGGATGATAATTCAACTACAATCTCCTTTGTTCCAACGCATCCATCTGTCTCAATGATACCACGAAGTATTTGTTTGATCTTGTTAATAGGTAGGTGAAGAAGTGGAGTATCAACCTTCTTTTGGTGATTTGAATCATATAGTTGAGACCTTGTAAACTTGAAGGCAGGAGAGGCAGATGACCAGTTGATACGCATAGTTTTATCTTCTTCATAGACACTTGGATGAATTCCTCTTTTCTCTAGATACTGAATGACAAAGTCACACGTAGCCTTCTTTGTCGTGGAATTTAGACAAACACCTGAAGAACTTGAAATATGACCATCTCCAAGAAGAATTCCGTAGAACCTACAATCCTCCTCACTCATTGTTTCGATATCAGATTCATATTGGGGAATCGGATATACAACAAAATCTCCATTTACAAGATCCTTTGCGTCATTGAATTCTGGTTGTACAATATTCTTATCAAGGCGATTACGAATGACATCAAAGTTAAGACCCTTTGCTTGCCCTTTCAGTGAAAACACCTGGTGATCAGGGGTTACACGAACAGGGTATATTGCATTCTTAACTTGAATATTTAACATAGGTCCAGTATATTCGTGTCTTACGGGAAGAATAACCTTCTCATATTTCCCACTGCTACTAAGAACCTTATCTGTGATACTGACATCTTCAATGGATTTGGGTCCATTTAGAGTATAGATAATAGTATCTGGAGTAAAGCATTGGTCAACATAGCGTGCAGTAGAATTAAAATTTCTCAACATAGGAACTATACCATTACTAGTACCATTTGTTCCACCAATAATCGATCCTGCCGCCCTAATATTATGAATATGTAGGCCTATACCTCCTGCAAACTTGGATATTTTTGCACAGTCTTTTAATGTATCATAAATACCATCAATGCTATCTTCCTTCATAGCAAGAAGAAAGCATGAAGATAATTGGGGCCTAGGTGTCCCAGCATTAAAGAGTGTAGGTGTAGCATGTGTATAATATTTTTGAGACATTAAGTCATATGTCTCAAATGCCTGGTTAAGCTGTGCCTCATTTGTTGTTACTCCGGTCGTCCAAATACCAAGAGCTACGCGCATCCACATATGTTGAGGTCTCTCAAGGATCTTACCAGACGTATCTTTCAATAAATATGATTTTTCAAGAGTCTTAAATCCAAAGTAGTCAAAATAATAATCTCTCTCATACTCTATTTTAGATTCTATAAGTTCACCATATGTCTTAGCCACATATTCAAGGTCCTCTGAAATATAACGAATGGGGTGTTCTGTATAGCGCGCTTTTTGATTACTAAGAAGTGCGATAACATTCGCAAATGTGTATAATGTATTCTTATGATGATTACTAATTGTAAGTCTAGAAGCAAGAATTGCGTAATCAGGATGAAGTGTGGAAAGGCTTGCAGCCAATTGGGCAGCTAATTCATCAAGTTTAGAACTTGTAATACCATCGCAAATCTGAGATATAATATTTTGAGCAAGAGTATCTGCTTGAACATTTAAACCTTTAGAGGCCTTCTGAATACGACGAAGAACCTTGTCAAATGAAACTGGTTCCTGGAGTCCGTCACGCTTTACGACACGCATACTACGCTGCATTGTTAGATTATACAATTTAAATGAAACGCAGGAGGTCAATTTTTCCCCCCCCCAAAATCATCCGTGAAGTTGCACTACATTAAAGGGTGGCACTACTATGTTTGATACCGTTCATTGTTTAATTTTTAAATTAAATAGTAAACGATTCTATAATACTAACTGGTGCCTAAAAATTGACAACATGCGCTATTATTAGGTATAGTATAAACAATGTCGGCTGCAAAACGTATAGCTCGTGAACTTACTGAGCTTAAGAAAGATCCGCCAGGTGATTGTAGTGCTGGACCTGTTGATGAAAATGATATCTTTACGTGGGAGGCAGTATTATTTGGTCCAATAGATACCCCATATACCGGGGGTGTCTTTCATACAAGTATTCAATTCCCTCTAGATTACCCATTCAAACCTCCAAGGGTAATGTTTACAACAAAGATATATCATCCAAATATAAACACAGCAGGATTTATCTGCCTTGATATATTAAAACAAAATTGGTCTCCGGCATTAACTATTTCAAAAGTTCTTCTTTCAGTGCTATCAATGCTATCAGACCCCAATCCTAAAGATCCGTTAATGCCTGATATTGCAGACCAGTACTTGAAGAATAGGGGAGAATACGAGATGATTGCAAGAGAGTGGACCCAACTCTATGCCCAAGGAGTCATAGAGTAGGTTTTACATAAATATGCGTATGTTCTACTTTTCCGCATATATCTGGAATATCAAAATCTTGTATTTTATTAAATTTTTCATTACATTTATTACGTATAAACTCTGGAATCATAGAATTCCCATCAACGGATACTTGGTTAATATCCACCCGTAAATATTTTAAGAATGTGCTACAATCTTTCCTAGATTCGGGCGGTATAGAAAGTTGTTCTTCTATTTTTCTACGAATAGAACCCCATTGTGTGGCATAATGATTGTGTTCTACTGACTTTGTAAGATATGCTAATTTTTCTTGTAACATATTTGTTATACTAATGATAACACTCAATGCACCAAATATCCATGCAAGTTGAAAGCCATTTACAGAAACACCTCCTGCCATAATATTTGAAATACCACTGACAGCTGTTAAAATATTTGATGCTATTGTAAGTGCTCTAGCCCTATTATCAAAATATGTATAAGATTCGGTATGCATCCACTCAAAACATTTTGCTTCATCGCACCATTTTGCTAACATATTTTCAACTCCAGGATTCCAGTCTTGTTTTATTATCACAGAAGAATCATCGGTTGTATTGTCACCCATTTCTAATTTAATGTGCGACAATAGAAGAGACAATGTATTCTGATTTTATAGGTATTTTTATAGCTGGATTACTGGTTATGACAGTTGTATACGGCTTTCTCCCCCCTTTATTAAAAGAGTCATTTACAGATTTTATTGAAAATCAAGGGTATCCTACTCAGCAATTATGTAAGGCACCCCTAACAACACCATTACCACAGTTATCTGGCCCGGCAGATGCTACGATAGACGAACCTAGAAAGTCATACAGTTTACTTGGAGATTTCTTAGAGCCAGCAGAAGGTAGGTTGGCAAATCTAAAATCAGAATGCGCATATATAGCGGACGGTCAAAGACGTATTGAAAAAACCGGATCTTATGGGCAAATATCAAATAATTATAAAAAATTAAAACCTGATAATGGAAGCACGTTATTACGTGAACTTTCATTATCATTTTATAAATAATCTTATTCAATTACAACAGGTGTCTCTGGTTCTGAATCATCCACAATTAAACATTTTATTTCTTTCTTCTTTCTGGAACTTTCGGGAAGAAGAAAGTTTCCCTGTTTGGCCTTCTCTACATCTTCCCAGAATTCATCAATCTTAGGCCTAAGAGAAGCAAACCATACTTCATCGCGATATACCCGCTCATGATGAAGTGTATCACATTTCCAGATATTTGTTTCTAAAATTTGTTCATTTAATCCTAGATCGGGTATAAAGTGTAACAGGCCAATTGGTCCATATATATATTTATAAGGAATCCAATCTGATAACTCTTCATTGAAAAGTCCAACGACTACGATATTTCCATACCACCCAGATTCAGGTTTTATAAATTCATTTTCCTCAGAAAATTCGAATTTAGCTTCTACATATTCACATGCCCTCACACCTGTTACCTCTAGTTGAAGTTGCATTTGGTAAAAGTATTCCATTGGAATCTTGATACCAATTGGTCTTGACTTGGGGCATTTAATTTCCAGAAGGTGACCACCCATATCAGGATGTTTCTTAGACCTTATAATAAGACCATCTGGGCTTGCTGCTAAACGTGTATCTTCTAGATGAACAAAACGCCCTACATCCTGAATAATTGCATCCCATTTATTCTCAAGAATCTGTTTTACAACTGGTTCAAAACATATACCCCAATCAAATGGATTCATATTCTTTCTTAAAACGGGTGTATGAGAACCATGCCCCGATATTTCAGATTTACCTGCCTTTTGCAAAATAAGAATACCTCTTTCTCTAGGAGTTCCAAATGCCTTATATAATTCGCTGGCAGTTAAACAGCGTTTAAATTCAGTATACCAATCGGATGTACGCTGAGTAGTTTGAGGGCGCTGCATAAGAGCATATGTTTTCTCATGCTCTACTGCCTCATCATAGTCATCACCATCCCATTCATCCATTGCCTCAATTAATCCAGTAGAAATAGATTCAACTAATGTATCATGATTTGAATCAATGGATTCAAGATATTCTTTCATATCACCTTTCCATTTTTTTCTAAGATCTATATGAGTAGGTCTTTGAATGAAAGATGACCAATCTTCTAAACATTGTGCTACGTGATCAATGATTATCATTACTTCAATGGGTAAAGTAGTCGCTTTCATTTTTATTAGTTCATTTACTTTATTCTTCATTGCTATTCATAGTCGGAGAATCTTTTACTCGCTTTTTTTGTGTAGTTCCAGATTTCTTCTCAAGGAGTTGGTATCTAGTTTGACCTGATGCAGTTGTATGTGTAACAAGTCCTTTTATCTCTAAGACTTGTTCGGTCATATGGTCATATGTTACAGCTGCCTTTGAACTTAACATCTTTCTGTCAAGTCCCCTACATAAAAGTTTAAATAATAACTCTTGGTCTTCCTCTGAGAGTTTAAGTTTTTCTGCCTCACGCGCCGAAAAATCACGCAGGCGACCTATACGAAGCCCGCGTTCTAATTTATGCCACGGTCGCTTTAAGGCGTTTCCTGCGTCTAAATTTAACATTTGAAACGTTTTCTCAGAAAACCCTAAAGCCAATGCCCCCGTTACATCTAGATCTGAAAATAATTTTTTCTGTGTTTTAGTGCGTGCGTCATCCGCCATTCTATATATATGTATAATGAAAGCCTTAGATAGAAATATACATATTCTAGAAAGAAAAAATGGGTGTAGAAAAAAGCATAGAAGGTAGGCCACAGGATTTCCAAAAATATTCCTTAAACACGGGGCAAACCCATAATGATTTAGGTATGAGAAATGAACGCCAGATATCTTCTTCAGATACGCCTGGATTAATTTCATCCCATGTATAAAATTCAGAAAACTGTAACTTTCTACTATCTATTTCTGCATAAATTGTATCTTGTTCCTTTTTATAATGTAAAACAGGAAATCCATTGTCATCTAACATTTTCTTAATAACCTCATCTGTTTCCTCTGTTGTCCATAGTTCACGGCCACCTGAACGTAAGAAAATATATAACTTATACCAATTCTCGTTAGAAGTATCTACAAAATACGGAACAAGTATCATCTAAATATAAGAAGTCATAACAGTTTAGATGTCTGTTACAATCCCAACCATTGAAATTTCAAGTATTCCAATGCCTCAATTTGTTCCTCGTTCGCGTCGTGAAGATATGACTCGTGATGTAGTAAATGCCAGAAATCTGGAATTACAAAGATCAAGTGCTCCTATTCAGCAAGCATTCTTCCGGCCAGAACCCTCTACTTCAGATTTTAGACCTAGACCCAATGTCATTCATAACGACCAACTCGGCATTGTTTCTAGAAATAGAAGTCCATTTTCAACTCCTGCTCCAGTATTTGATCCGGCAGGACCTAAATTAGTTGGAAATATATTCTTTGATCAATATGCACCCGAATACGATCCTCGTAACGTTGTGCGGGAATTACGAGGATCTGTAAAAGATAATAAAGCTCTAAGGGGCGAAGAAGAAAGTAAAAGGATTTTATCACGTGGATTTTCAAGCCGATATGTCCCAGAGGGGTTTGCTGAAAATTCTCAGTTAAATAGTTTACAGGCATTTGAAGAATTGCGTCCTAAAATAGACGATGTATCTAAACAATATAGAACAT